CAAATGGAAATGTGGTTATACCAGTTGGATTGTATTATAAAAATAATTTAGGGGTTAAAACAATAGGAGCTGGTATCGCAGTAACACCAACAAATACGACTGGAGGTAGAAAAATATATGAATTTTTAGAAGGTTCTGGAAATATTCAATTTACATAAAATGGGACATTACGCTTTATTAAATAATGAAAATTTTGTTGACCAAGTTATTACTGGTGGTGGTGATAGTAATGATATAATTTTTGAAACATTGTATGGTGACTTTCATAATTGCATAGCAAAACGTACATCTTACAACACGCGTGGCGGCATTCATTACCAAGCGGACAATAATACACCAAGCCTTGACCAAAGCAAGGCATTTCGTAAAAACTATGCTGGAATAGGATATTATTATGATAGTATAAGAGATGCTTTTATCCCTCCTAAACCTTTTCCTTCATGGATATTAGATGAATTTAGTTGCTTATGGCAAAGCCCAATACCTTATCCAAACGATGGAAAAATGTATAATTGGAATGAGGAAACAGGCAACTGGGAAGAAATAAACCTAACACGATGAAAATAGCTATTTTTACAAACATTAACTCTCCTGCTACCGACTTCTACCGCACGGTTGGCTGCTATGCCTACATGGGGCATGATATAAGATACCTTGCCATTGAAAGTGCAAAGTGGTATGAATTAATGGATGTTGATGTTGTAGTGGCTAAATCTCCTAATGGCATGGCTTACTTTGAAATGCTAAGGGAGTGTAAGAGAATGGGTAAGAAGATAATCATTGATCATGACGATAATCTGCACGAAACATCAAGGACTAATCCGGCACACGTTGGACTAAGCCATATAGCAATGCGAAAAACGGTTGAGGATTGCTTCGGCTTTGCTGACCACATTATTTATTCTACCGATGCCTTGCAAAAATACTATATGCCATATCACGAAGGCATTGCAAGTACGGTTATAAATAACGGTTGGAATCCAATCATTCAACCATTTATGCCAGTGCCTAAGATAGAAGATAAGATAAGATTTATTTGGCGCGGTTCTATGCATCACTTGGATGACATAGGCAGCATAGCAAGTTATATAAATGAATTAGCGGAAGATGAGAGCTGTGATGTTGCCATGCTTGGCATACAAGATTTTATAATGGCTCATTTATTCCCAAAGGTTAAAACAAAGGAATGGAATAGCTCACTCTTTGGCTACTTTGAAACATTAAATAATAGCCAATGCCACTATGGGTTATTTCCGTTACTCAAAAACGATTTCAACTTTGCCAAAAGCAATATATTTGCCATTGAAATGTTGGTAGCTGGCGGAGTAACGATTGCGCCAAAGGGCATACCAGAGTACAACATACCAGGTGTGATAAAGTATGACAACTTTGGCGATGTCATGGAGGCAGTGAAAAACAAGGACTTTGACAGAGAGGCAATAGTGAAGGAGGGAAGGGAGTATTTGAATGATGTGCTTAGAGTGGATAAGCAAAACAAAAAGAGAGAACTAATTTTAAATAATTTAAACTAATAAACTATGGCGGCTTTTTCAAATTATTTGGAAGACCAAATAACAGGATGGATAGCAGGAACATCAATGACTGCTCCAACGGCAACTTTTGTACAGTTGTATAATGGTGATCCGACAGACACAGGCTCTGGTGGTACTGCTCTTTACTCAAGAATTACTATTGCGAGTGGCACAGGTTCTTGGACAAGAGGAACAGGTGGTAACGGTACAATTACAAATGCATCTGCATTTACTATTACATCAAGTGCTACGGCTACGGCATCTGCTACTCACGTTGCAGTATGGGACGCTTCAACAGCTGGTAATTTACTTTTCTTTGGTCAATTAACAACTGCAAAAACTGTTGCATCTGGTGATGAAGTTAAATTTAACGCATCTGCATTAACTTTAACAGTTGCCTAAATATTAGGAGAATACTTAGGTGTTCTCCTAATTAATATTTTACCATGACTTACATTACGCAGAGCCAAATATCAAGACTAAGGAAATCAAGCGGAACAGGTGCAAAGAGAAGAGGCTTGTTTGCTAATGGTTTGGCTGAATGCGTGCTTGAATTAGATGATATATTATCAAAAATAACAGTTGATAAAAGAATGGATGTTATCAATGCCGCAATGCCTGCTGCAATAAATATATATAAGTCGCTTATTCCTGTGTCTAAAAAAGAACACAAAATAAGTACGTTTGCTAAAGGTGTAGGTAAGTCTGATGGTAATAGTAAGTATAGGTATATAGTTAAACCTGGCAATCTCCAAAGGTCTGTAAAAGGTTTAAGCCAATTACTAAAAAAATACAAGTGGAACAATGGAGCAATAGGGCCTCATTACATTCCACAGCCAGTAGGTTCTACTTTAAATAGTGAACAAAAATACGATGGCTTTTACGCTCACATGGTTTACGGATCTGCAAAAGCATGGAGGCAAAAGATAGTCTTAAAAGCAAAAACTATGTCTGCATCTGTTGTTTATCCAAAGATGGTAGCAGAGGCAAAAGAAGTAGTTAAGATGTACCCTAAAAAGTTTTGGGAATGATAGGAAAGGTAATATATGGAAGGTTAAGCGCAGAGCCAACAGTCATAGCGATTGTAGGGCAAAAGATATATCCGGATTTAACGCCACAAGATGTGCAATATCCCTTCTGTGTTTACACTATTGTAAACTCTACTCCCGTTGATTACAAAGATGGACAAAGTAACTTGGAGGAGGTGCAATTTCAAGTTGATTGCTACACTCAAAGCTATGATAGTACACAAGAGCTTGCAAACAATATAAGAAATAGCCTTGATAGGTTTACCGGCACAGTTAACGGTATAAGTGTTCAAACTATTAAATATATGTCAAGTGATTCACAAGTGTACAATCCTACGCTAAATGTATATTGGATGTCAGTTGATTTTATGGCAAGAATGAAACGATAATTATGAAAATAAGATTAATAAAAGAGTGGAATGGCAAGCCAGTAGGCGCAACAGGAGTATTTCTTTCCGACTTTGGCAAGCAACTTGTTGCCGATGGCATTGCAGAGCATCTTGATGATGATTTTGTAGTGGAGCAAATGCCAGAGAAAAAAGTGCAAGAGGCACCTCAACCTATTTATATTCCTGTGCCAATGCCTATGCAATATTTTGAAGATGAGAATGAATTGGAAAAAATTGATGTTAATATAGATTTGTCAAAAGTTAAAAAATAATAAAATGCCAACTACAGGAATTATTAATGGTACGTTGATGCGCTTGTATAAAGATTCAACTGCAATCGGTTACGCCACATCGTGCCAAATGAACATCTCGGCTGCAATGCGTGAAATCTTAACAAAAGATAGCGCAAGCGGAGGATGGAGAGAAGTAAAGAAAGGTCAGTTATCTGGCACACTTTCAACAGAGGCATTATATGCCGGTCCTGGTGATTCATCTACCAATTACTTGTTTGATGATCTCTTTACCGATTTAATTAGTGGTACAGCACTCACTATTAAATTTACTACAGATGTCAGCGGAGACAATGTATTTACAATGCAAGCCATTTGTACATCATTAGACCTTAATGCAGCGGTAGAAGAAAATACAAGCTATTCAGCTTCTTTTGAAGTTACTGGTGCTATTGTTAAGACAACAAAATAATTTTAAAAATTACCTAAAATGAAAACAATAAAAATAGCTAATGCGGACATACCATGTAAATTTGGTATGTTCGTTTTAGGTACATTTTTAAGGGAGAGGAACCTTAAATTAAGTGACCTCTCCCTCCTTGGCGAAGACCTCCTATTTGCCCTTGAACTTGCCTTTGCAGGTGTACAGGCAGGTTACAAGGCAAAGGGAGAGAAGTGCCCATATACCTTAGAAAAGTTTTGCGATTTAGTAGATTTGGATAAGGGAGGAATAAACAGGATAACGGAACTGATAACAAATGAGATTTCAGTACCAGAAGATGCGGAAAGAAAAAACGAGATAGCGGAGGAGCAGAATTAACGCTTGATTATATAGAGCGTTTTTGCTTTGGAGTATTAAGATTTTCCCCTCCGCAATACTATGAGATGACACTAAGAGAGGTTATTATAGCTATGCAAGGTTATAATAATCAATTTGAAATAGAGCAGCAATTTGAGTGGGAACGTGCCAGGTGGCAAACAACACTTTTATTAAATGTTCATACGGCAAAAGGCAAATCAATTAAGCCTAAAGATTTGATTGAATTTCCTTGGGAGAATGATAATCCAAAACTAACTAAAAGAAGTTTATCAGAAGTTGATAAGTCAATTTTTGAGAAATGGGATAAAGAGTAATAATGGCAAATGCAGCGCAGTTAAATCTTAAACTTGGTATTGATGTTTCGAGCCTTTCCCGTGAACTTGGCAAGGTAGAAAGTAGAATGACAAAGTTTGGCTCACAGATGCAAAACATCGGCAGCACAATGACGCAGTCATTAACTCTGCCATTGCTTGGTGTTGGTGCAGCTTCATTAAAAGCATTTGCCGACATGGAGAAACTGGAGAATGGATTAATTGCCATTATGGGGAGTAGTGCAGCAGCATCAGTTGAATTAGAAAAATTAAGAAAGGTTGCTGAAAATCCTGGTCTTGCTTTACCTGAAGTTGTTAAAGCATCTGCTGCTTTACAATCAGTTGGAATGTCAGCAGATGCAGCAAGAGAAACGATAACACAGTTTGGTAATGCCGTTGCAAGGTCTCCTAAACCTGATCCTGAAACATTTAATGGAGTTACAATGGCATTAAGTCAAATGAGTGCAGTAGGCAAAGTTACTCAAGAAGATTTAAATCAATTAAAAGAAAGGTTGCCAGAATTTGCAACTGTTATGAAAAATGAATTTGGCACAGCAACTGCCGAAGGCATCAGAGCAATGGGTTTAAGTAGTGAAGATTTTATAACGCGGTCTGTTAGTGCTTTAAGTGAATTAGGTAGAGCGCAAGGAGGATTAGCAAATACTTTTAACAATTTAAAAGACAATGTAACTGCTTCATTAGCAGAATTTGGAAAGGCTATAAACGAATCATTAAATTTACAAGCCGTTGCAGAAAGTTTAAGCAAATATATACAAGGTTTAGTAGATGGATTTAAAGCTCTTAATCCAGAGACACAAGGCTTTATCGTTAAGGCTGCTTTAGTGGCTGCATCGATTGGACCTATTATATTTATTGTAGGTAAATTGATAAGCACATACGGTGCTTTGGCAGGAGCCTCAAAATTAATAGTACAAGCAATAGGAAATATAAGTAAAGCATTTAGTTATTTAGCTGCCAATCCAATGATTTTAGTAGTCACTGCATCTATTGCTGCTATCGGTGCTATTGCCTTGTATGTTTATGATAACTGGAAGGCGTTTAGCGACAACTTTAAAAATATATGGATAAACATTAAAAACTCCGTAATGCAGGGAGTGGCTAATGTTTTAAAAAATATTGATTATTTACAGAAGGCATTAGGGTTAAATTTATTTAATCTTGATGGTTTAACATCGTATCAAAAGGAACAAAGAATAGTAGCTACAGAGTTTAAAAGTATTGGAGATACTGTTGATAGTTTAAAAGGCAAACTTGCCTCATTGTTTACCACTGGTGCAAAAGCAACAAATGGAGGTGGTGGTATTACTGTACCAACTATGCCGACAGAACCAAGTGCTACTACAACAGGTGGCGGTGGTGGTGTAGCAGGTTCTACTGCCTCAATGGGTGCAGGTTTAGGTGTTATAGGAATTTTACCGACATTAGATTTATTGCCAGATAAATTAGAAAGTATATCAGCTGCAAATGAAAGATTAAAACAAACAAATGAAGATGTTGCTAACTCTTTTACAAAAATTACTCCTGCCGTTAAATCTATTGAAGATTTACTAACACCATTACAAAAATCACTTGTTTTAGGTGTTGAGGCATTTGCAAATTTAGCAGAGAGTGGATTTAAAAGCATGAAAGAATTGGCAGCAGCAGTTAGGCAAAGTATAGCAGTTATAGTAGGTGATATGATAAAAGTATTCGTAGCTAAAGCATTAGCAGGTTTACCTCCATCACCTTTTATGCTTGCGATTGCTCCTGCTATTGCTGCTCTTGCAGGTTCATTAGGTAAAAGTTTAATTATGAAAGTAGGCGCTCCAAAACTTGCCGAAGGCGGCTTGGCATACGGGCCAACAATGGCAACTGTTGGAGATAACAGGAACGCTCGTGTAGATCCGGAAGTAATTGCACC